TGTACCTATCCATCAATGTCTCAAATGCAATAAACGAAAGTTCTTGTTTGTTGATCTCCATACATTCTTTCACAATCAACTCAGCGAACTTTTCCAACTTAGTCGGAATGCCCTCCGGATTATATGTTGGTAGTCCAGCCTCATGTGCAAGTTCTTTAATTCTCTCGTTCATTCTTTTACTCCATACATGAGTTGCATTGCATCATATGCACAATCATCAATCGGGTTGTGTTTCGTCACATGAAGTGCTGGATCAAATCCTGGGTATTCCACTTTAGCATATCCAGACGGAGAGCCAATAATAAAATCAATAGCAGTTCTCACATCTCTCCATCTTGAGAAGTAAAACACAGGCTTCACTTCTAACTGTTCTTCGAGTGAATCTAGCACTAGCTGGTCAAGATTACCACGTGCCCATACGACACACTTGTCATGGTTAGGGAATTGAGTTGACCAAGTGCGGAGAGACTCAACCGCTTCTTCAGCAGTAACATCTATCACGGATGGGCGGAAGGACTTGTTCCGTGCGTTATCGCATTGTTTTGACCACCACTCGATAGTACCTTTCTTGCAGGTTCTTTTGAGTCTCCTCATCTGGTCTTCGGCATCCAGTTTGACAAAGAACGCAGAGTCCACCAGTTCTTGGTAAGACTTCTTCTCGTCTGGATTGAAATAGATGCAAGCCATTGAGAGAATCACCGAGGATGAATCTTTACCTAGTGTTTCAACATCAAATACAAACATTACTTAATTGCCCTATATTCATAATTCCAATATGGAATACCTTCTCCACTATACTCGATATTACCTCTCCGTTCCACTTTCTCAAGCCAACGGCAATCGTGGTCTTTGATTCGTACCGGATGCCATGCAAACCAGACATGCCATGTCATGCGTCTATCTCTCTTGATTTTTAGATAATCAAGGAGTTTGTCACAATCAAATTTCATTATTTTCCAAAATTGGCTTTTACTGTCTCAACAACTTTACTGATTGTGAATGCAGTTCTATCTTGGTCAAAGTTTGTATATGTGATAGAACGGAGGTCTGTTCGTTTAATGGCTTCGAGGCATTCTTCAACAACCAAATCAATTAGTTTCTGAGAATAACCATAGCATACCTGCTTTGAGGTGTAAATCTGGTTTTCTTCAAGGTAACTTTTTGCTTTGTCTGTTAGTTCAACAGTTTTATCGGAGATCATTGGTCTATCCATTCTAATATTTCAAAATATTCACACACACGGTTCTTTGCATCTTCAACGTCAATAGCTAGAACCTCAACCTCTAGTATATCATCTTCTAGATATAAAGTAAAGGGGCATTCGTTGGCTTTTTTGGATGATATGACATCACCGAGATCAACTCTACCAAAAACTCTATGAAACTTACCATGTTTCAAACGTGACAATAAATTGTACGATATCTCATGTGTTTCTATAACTGTATCATACCAATTCTCGGCTTCACCTTGTGTAGCAAACTTCGGAGATAGGGTAGAACCGGAATTCGGATTAACCCAGAACCAAACCGGCGCTTTCATATCAGTTTGTCTATACTTTATTAAATGTGCTTTAAATTGTTTATTGTCAGCCATTCGGTTTCTTAGAGAAGAATAGTTGAATTGAGATTCTCGGCGGAGCCGTGGTTGCTAATGGTGTTGTACAATGCCATTCTCTTTCAGTAGAATGAACGGCTGTATTGTATTGTGGTGAATAGAAATTACCCGTCTTTGGATTATAATTTCCATCTAATCCCTTGAATTCCTCTGTCCATGCAAACCAGCCACCCCAATTAGAATCCCATTCTTTATTGAGATAAATTGACATAGCATCATAATCGTGATAGTCATTATGCCAATTCACACATGATGTTGCATATCCCATATAAAGAATGGCTGAAGAACCATATGGAAGATAATCCAGTTTACCACGGTTCACTAACTCATAATAAATTGGATTCTTCCATTCATCAGGAAGCGCACGTGATAATATAGTTCCACCTGTAGCATATTTAAGAACATCAACCCATTTTGTTTGGTTTGATGCCCATACATCACCACCTTTAGTATTATCGTTCCATGTTAACAATTGGTCGATAAACTCTTGTGATAAAACATCACTTAAAATTTTAATCATACTATGCAATCAAATTAATAAAACGGTTAAGTACAATTCGGTTTGAAATACGACCACCAGTGTATTTTGAAAATGCGTTAACTAAACCACGTGTTGTGTTGGTTGTCACTTCAAATTCATCTTCATCATCGGTGTCGATTTTGTCCGAACGCAGGAAATAATATTCATCATATCCTGCTTTAAGTAGGTAGGTGAAATTATTTTTACGAAAATCAATAATACGTTTATCATTCAGCAGAAGTTCTTTTTCAGGTGAATAGATATTCAATGCTTGGCGTACATCACGTAGTTTAGCAACATAGAAACCAATCAAATTTGTATTTGTTCGTTGTTTCAACAACTTCAAAAGTGCCACAGTCTGATTTGCTTGGTATGAACCATAGGTGCGTTTTTCACAAGAAAGGATTTCAGCCGTTGCCTTCGTTACAGGATCACGCAAGATCGAACGGGTTTTCCAGTTTGAATCAATACGAACACCATCCCAATGGTGACCACCTTCACGGATGTTATCGATACGTTCACCTAATGAAGAACCTTCACCATCAGTTAGGAAAACTGTATTCACAATCTCAAGACGATTTTGTTTTCTGAATTCAGGAACAAGATTCATTGCGGCTATAATTGCTTCGTTCAATGGTGTGCCAGAGAGACGGAAATTATCTGGCGGAACAAAATTGCTACAAGAAGCAAAACGGCCACCAGTACCATAATCAAGAAGATAAGATGCCATTTTTGTGAATTCATTGGCTGTCATTTTGTGTGACAGAATATTCAACAATGAAAATGGTTGTACAGCAATATCACCAACTTTTAGCACAGTTACTTTTTTGCAACCAGAGAATGTGTCTGTTTTATCATTCAAAATACCATTAGAATGAAATGCATATACATCAAAAGGAATGTTCACTTTCTTACAGAACATCACAAGATTCAACAACTGTTTGATTGTTGGATTAATGTGGTCTTGCATTGAACCAGACCAATCAATGAACATCACAAGACCATGGGATTTACCATTTGGTACTTTTGTCATTCGAGCAAAAATATCATCCGTAAATTTGTATTCTTGAATACGGGACATATTCAATTCGCCTGTTTTGGAAATACTAGCACGGCTTTGTTGTTCCGCATTCTTACGCATTTCGAATTCTTTAACGAGGTATGAAACAACCTTGTTAGATTCTTTGCGGAACTTATTCAATGATTCACGCATCCTTTCTGGATTCCACAACAAAGGATATTGTTTCACATTCGTTGTTTCGATATCAGAGATAATCGTCTTATAATCAACAATTACATTTTCAAGTAAAACATCAGGAACATTTGAATATAAAAATTCCTTCGATTTACCACGCATGTACAGTTCTTCTTCTTTCTGACGGAAAGATTTATCTGTTTCAGATTCAATCAATGCATCATCAGCGCCAGCGGAACCTGTACCACCAGATTTACCATCAGATTCGGCATCATCGGATCCATCATCGTCTGGTTCCTCATTCGATGATGCTTTTTGTTTTTCAGTTTCACCTTTGGCCTCATCTTCTTTGGCTTCAGAATCACCTTTTTCAGAATCACCAGTGAAATCCATTTCTACGTTATTTACTTGTGGACTTTGTGCTTCTCCACCATCTTCTTCTGATCCTTGTTGGACTTTAAATGTGATGCTTTGTTTCTGTTCTTTGAGTTGTTCACGCATGAATGCTTCAATTTTTTTGGCAACCTCAATAACGTCATCAAATGATTCAGTCTGTTCAACTTCTTTTAAAAGTTCATATTCTTCATTATCAAATTCAATGGCATGGATTGCACCACTCTTAGAGTGTAAATTGATACGGTCAATGAAATTCAATTCGTTGAGGTCTTTATCTTTGACACCAAAGAAATCACGTTCCATAAGTTCACGGTAACCTTTAACAAAGGAAACACGGATACCTGGAAATTTGCGTTTGATTTTTTTCTCAATACGTACATCTTCACAAACATTCAGAATGGAACGATTTACTTTGAGGTTGATAACAGAATTGTGCCAGCCTTCTTCTGGTGTTTCCAGTGCATGACCAACTTCATGGCCAAGCAAAAGGTCGTATAATTCTGGAGAAAGGTTGCCGTCAAGGATGGGAACAACCAAAACACGATTTTTTAAGTCGAAATAGGCAGTCTGAACGTGCTTTTGTTCAACCATCAGATTTTCAGTAGCCATCAGGCGGGCTAGATTTGATTTTGATTCAACTAACATAAGTTTCCTTGTGAATTTATAGTATGTATTATACTATGACCACACAAAAAGTCAAGTGTTGTGTTGTTTTATTAACACAAATCAGTAAAAATTACTCTTTTTTCGTAATAATTAGAGTTTTTTCTTCGGAAACTTCGAGATTTAGTACATCTCCTTCTTTCCATCCGTATTCATCACAAAATCCTTCAGGAAAAGTCAAAATTCCGTCACCTGAGCCATCTCCGGCGTCTTCGAAAATGAATTTTCCGTAATTTTTTTGTGTCGGCTTGACCCACGTATTCATAACATCATTGAGTGCATCAAAGGAATAAGGTTTTTTCACTAATTTTTCATCAAGTGCAAAATAAATGTCATTTGCCAACTCAGGATCAGCATCAATCAACAATTCTACGAGTCTATTGAGTTTATTGGACATTATCGTGCTCCGATAATACAATTTTGTTGCGTTTTTCGGCCACCACAATTTCAATCTGCATCAATGTGTCCATAACTTCTTCATAACTCATTGCCTCCAGACGTTCGGTGATTTCTTTCAAATCTTTTTCATTAGGCATAATTTGCATCCTTTAGACGGTGCTTTGGTTGACGAACGTACTGAGTATCAAGTCTGTGTTTTTGTGCAGGCTTGATCGGTGTACGACAAACTGGTTTTGGTAACTTTACTACGATTTTCATATTATCTCCGCATTCTTGCTATATCTTGTGCTTCTTCATCCGAAAATACTGGAACCGCATTTGATTTGTGTAGTGTTCCAATACCAAGGATTTTAGTTCCGGTATATACTTTACGAATGGCCGCAGGTGCAACACCGCCTGTGTCCAATGATTTTATGTGTTTAGTTGTGGATCGACCCGCAGGTGCATCCAAAGAATACTGTAACGGCTGAAAGGTGTCTTTTTTCACCGTAAATGGGGTTCTATGCTTAGTTAACCAAGCCTCATACTCATCACGTTCTTTTTTTGGTTTGAGTTTAGGCTTAGATTTTCCCTGTCTCACATAAATCATCATAAAATATCTCCAAAACGAATAATACTATTATAACAGTTTCACAGATAATGTCAAGTATGCTGTTGTATTTTTACAACTAGCGATTATATTTGCTGTAACGTCTATCTACATATTCATAACCGACTGGTTCTTCATCTCGGTGTCTCTGACGCATTTTTCGAAATTCTGCTGATTCCTTTTTGCGTTTTTTACTATTATATGTTTTTGTATCATAATCATCCGAATCATCTTCGTATGGACGATACTTAGCAACAAATTTACCCACTTCTATCTCCGTAGTTTATAACACATCTGGAATGTTTTCACGAATAAACTTTAATGTTAATCCTTTAACACCCAGGTCTTTCTTAAAAATACCAATAACAATATCCGCTTCACGGGGTTCGAGAGACTCTAACAAAACCATAAGAATTTCTTCTGCACGTTTTGTTGTCAATTTCTCGGCGGTTTCATTACCAACACGGAACATGTAAAGTCGTTTAAGTTCAGTATCAAGTGAAGCGTAAGAGATTCCAGGTTTTGTATCTGGTTTCTTATATCTTGCTGGATAATCTTTAAACTTCCATTCCATCTCTGGTCGATATGCTAACTGAAGTACCAACTTTAGTGTTGGTGTCCAATTATTAGCAAGTACATTAATCTTATCTTGTTTTGAATCTACTTTTGCAAATTCATCAAACACTTCATAAATATTTTTTCTCATTAGAATTCCTCTATTACATCCATCAAATTTTTAAGTTTCTTGGC